GTCCCTTGTGCTGCCAGCGATGGAGCTGGTAATGAGACGCTGTTGCCCCAAAATTTTGTTGATCAGTGTTGATTTTCCCGCATTGGGACGCCCCACAATGGCGAGTTGAAAAAGGGGTTTTTCTTCTTGAGGTGTGGCTTCTGTTTCTTCACAAAAGTGTTGTGTAACAATGACCCACGGATGTGTAGAGGTGTTCCTTTGATAAAGATGCTTGACGCCGATGAATACTTTACTAGATTGTTGGCACTTCGCGGAAAGGCAATTTCTTCGGGGGACATTTTCATGAACTTTGTTTCCAACTCTTGAATCAAAGTTTGCAAGTCAACTTGTGTGCCTGTCAAAGAAAGTTTCACTGCGTCACGCAAATACTGACGAACACTTCCCGGTGTACTGCTTCTGACAATTTCAAGCCCCATAACTTTCAACTTGGGCTCTTTATATTGTACCCCTTCACTGTTGAACACATTTAACGCATATCGTTTCTTGGCAACCCAGATTCCCTTGTCAGCAATCACTTCACGCTTGAATTGAATTTTAGATTGAAATGCATGTGTAGCAGATGCAATCTCTCCGCATGCTTTGTCTAGCGCAGGGATAACCTTTTCTTCACAAATCTTATCAATGAATTCAACAATCTTTTCAGGACTCTGTGTACTAAAGAATTTCTTTACAACGGCATCCAATGTGATGTAACACGAATCTGTGTCACTGTACATCGTAAACTTTTTATCAGTAGTTCCACAGATTTTATTGAGATATGTATCTAACGATTTACCAATATGACGAATGATGTATTGCCCAGTCATTGTAATGCCTTCGGCAATTCTATCGTCATAGTAACGGAAATACTCGTTGGCTAATGCACCATATAAGCTATTCAACTGAATCTTTCGAGCCATTTGAATATTATTATATTTTGATATGAGTTTCAACAACGACGCATCTTTTGTTTTTTCATAGTCCTTCTGCACCGCAATCATCTTCTTTTTATAAAACACACGTTCAGTGAAAATCCTCTCAACAATCTCTGGAAATAACCCTTGTTTTTCTCTAGAGAAACAATAACCATTGGCACTCATAGCAAGATTCTTATTTTCCAACCAGGTCTTATAATTAGTTTCTTCATCTAAGAGGGTGTCAACAGAACAATCTGCTGTGACGCCATCAACCATTGTTTCAGGCGACATGTTGTATTGCATGATGATACTAGGATACAGAGAAGCTGCGTCAAAACTTACTACCCAATCATACTTACCAGGTGTGGGTTCCATGACATAGGCACCTTCAATAGTTCTACTTTCACTAGTACGGTCTTTTTTCTGATGGACAACAATGTTCTTATCTGACAAGTGATTATACAAAATACAATCCCAGGTTCGCACCGCCGAAAAAATATCTGTAAAGTTACACTTGGCATCATATGCCATTGTGATAATCAGCTCAATCAATTTCATTTTATCTTCTAATTGGTCAACAAGTTCCACGTCAATGACGTTGTATTCTACAAATCGTTGCCAATCTTCAGTATAGAATTCTTTGAATGTCTCGTATTGCATCTCAAGCTTTTGCTTGCCCAATTCAACTTGAGCAATGTAATCCAACTTATAACTTTCTTGTGTTTGATAGGTAAACTTCTTATATAAGTCAAAATAATCAAGATTGCTCAACCCGAAGATGTCAGCTGTGAGATGTTCACGCCCATTCATCTTAATTGTTCTATCATTCACAATACGCCAAGGAGATAAATCCTTGACTCTTTCTTCACCCAACACACGGCGAATACGAACCATGAGATAGGGCAAGTCGAATATCTGGGTGTTCCAGCCTGTGACAATATCCGGCTGAGCCATTTGCCAGAACCGTAGAAAGGTTGTGAGCAAGTCCGCCTCATCCCGACATTTAATATATTCGAAATTGTTTTTGTTTGTAATGTATTTGATGTTGGTTACATCAAACTTCTTGGCACCAAATGTTGTAATCTTTTTAGTATTATTATCCTGTACTGAGATTAACAATACTTCCTCAAGGGGGTTATCAACACTGGGGAATCCATTCTCTGACGCAGTTTCAATGTCAATCGTGAAGATGGAGAGTTGAGAAATATCATACTCAATTTCAGCAGGATATGTTTCTGTAATGTACTGATAGGCAAAAGAAGTATTTCCATAGATAGGAAAATTCTTCACATCTTTATAATTTTTAATGAACTCCTTCGCATCATTAATATCACCAAACTGAATAGGTTCAAGATTTTCACCGAACACTGTTTTGTGTTTACCCGCCGTCTTTGACGGGACAAACATTGTCGGACGAAATGGAACCTTGTGTAACTCCTTCTTACCATTTCGGACTTCTCTTGCAAAAACTCTATTCCCATATTGTAAAACGTTCGTATAGAACTGCGTCATTCAGTCACCTCGGACCTTGAATGTTTGTATTACTCTCACGTATTAAATATACTACACTCCCCCGTCTAGGTCAATCTCTAAGTAATTCAAGCTTGGGAGTGGAGGCAATAATTATACCTCTACCAGTAATGCGCTGGTATTCGTTCCTTAGTTCATCTGCGACATCACATGAAACAACAATATGGTCACGATGAAAAGAAAATTTCTTGGCTGCAGAAAACACCATGTATGGTGCCAGACCAACATTAAACGACCCTTGCTGTGTTGGGACCATTACAATGGAAAGAGGGGATTCAATAATGCAGATATCACCTTCATGTGTGATGTCACCAATTAAATCTTCGCCTGTGATAAGTTTGATACATGATATTGCCATAATATACTCAGGTGTAGGGTGTTGGGAGGGTGCTACTTAATTATGAAATTTTAAACTTTTTAGGTTTCTTCTCGTCAGGAATGATACGTTGTAATTCAATCGTAAGAATTCCATCTGTTAATGAAACTTTGTTTACAAAAACATCATCTGCCAATGTAAACTTTCTTGCGAAAGCTCTCTTGGCTAATCCACGATGAACGTATTCTGTTTCGTCAGAAACGTCAGATGTTTTGCCTGTTACAGCAAGAACACCCTCAGCCAATTCCACATCAAGTTCGTCGTTCTTGAAACCAGCAACGGCAAGCTCAATACGAAAATTAGTTGCATCGTGTTTGATGATGTTAAACGGCGGATAATTACCATGGTCCTGAACCGTTTGAATACGGTTGAGGCGGGCGAATACTTCGTCAAACCCAATTACCCACGGATTATTAGCTGTGCTGAAATTAAAGGTACTATTAAAGGTACTTGTCATAATTCCTCCTTGGAGCGAATGTGTTAGTGTTACCCGACAATCGGCATAACATGAGTTAAAGAATAACTCCCAACACCCTACAGCCTATTTCTTTTTTCCTATATTATATTTTGCTACGAGATTCCATTCTGTCTTTTCCCCAAACGATAATACTTTGATTTGAGAAAGAGGTGCTGTATCTTCACAGATATCAGCATCAAGAATTTGAACCAACCCCCAATCTTCTAATAGATGGGCGATTGTGTTGCGCCTCTGCATATCATTTTCCGACAGGTCAGTGGCCTTGCCATCTAACGCAAACAATTCTTTAAAGTGTACGATAAAATATCGTCCTTGTTTGTGTAAGATATGGCAGCTTTGATACAGCGTGTTATCTTTGCGAGAAGCTACACCAATTCGTGTAAGTGTTTCGCGGACTTTGAGAAAATCATCTTGATTAACAAGAGAAACTTCAAGAGCATTATATCCTGGAATACTCGAAATATGTATCAAGTCATGTGTCATTGTTCAATCCACCTGTGTATAAACGTTTCTTAATAGTATTAAGATGGTCAGGTGTTAGAATTCTCATAGCTTGAAGTGCTTTCTCAGTACTATAATTATAATACCGCTTTACTGCCTCAAGGTCTTCAATCTTCTCTGCCTTTAACCACTTATTAAACCTTTTTCGGGGTCTAATTGTATTTATAAGGAAGGAAAACTGAAGGCTCTTGCCAAGATGGGGACGACTGTTCATTTCATTGGCAGGAATGACGGTATCCATCCCAAAACTCAATGATTTATTCACAATGAAGGGATTATACTGTTTTTCACTCCACTCATCAACAATCAATGCTTCTTTTGTGTAGTGAATTGCATTAACAAAATCAAAGGGACTTATCTTTGGTAGTTTGTATCCTTCTTCTGTTTCTAGTATAATCTCCTCACCGTCCAATGACATCATGATTTCATCTCACATGCTGCCATGATTTCAGTAAGACATGCCACTAAATTGATTTCAGCGTCAGCAACAAATGCTGCCTTGTACTGATAATCAGCTATCAATAACACCAACTGAGGAACTTGCACCACTTCTACTAAGAGAACATCATATAAATTTCTAAACAATGCTTGTGGGTCATTATCCATATTATTAACAACCCAACTCCGCATTTTCTTAAAATCTTTTTCACGGAGTGCAGACACCAACTCTTTCATGTTTGCATCTGAAAAATTTGCAAGAATACCTGCATCAATTGTTCCTGATGAACTATATCGCTGTAATTCATTTAACACTCTACGATAATCAGGAAAATATTTATTCAATAGCTCAACAACAACTTTTATATCATATGTAACATTTTCTTCTGCTAAGATGTCTTTAAGGCGTTTCATGAAACGAGATGCCATTATCGGACGGTCTGCTTTATTCAATTTAAAATCAATCACAGTGGTACGTGAGTGCAACGGAAGAATAATTTTGTTCTTATAATTGCATGTGAATATGAAACGGCAATTCCGACTAAATTCTTCAATGAAACCACGA